CAAGAGCTTTGGCGGCCGCATTGGCGTTAATCGCATTGACAACATCACCAATAGTAGATGTCACGGTGCCCTCATTAACTACAGGCTTTACAACGATATCGGTACCAGTAACAGCCACCTCTACTTTACCGCTTGTTGCGGCATTCTGGCTGCTCATGGTGAGAGAAATAGAGTTCCCAGCAGCACCCGGTTCTACTGCGGTAAGAGTTAAATTGATGTTTTCGCCACCGCCATCTTCCGCCACTGCAAAATTTTTAGTCGCTTTGGCCGGAGGAGTATTCTTATTCACTACCGGCTGGTCCAAGTTTTCCAATACCGGAGCATCTTTCCCACCAACGATAGTTCCAGCCGGCACAATCTTCTTGCCATCAGCGTCGGCGCTCACTCCCGAATCGTCCACCATGACAGCCAAGGCTACATAGTGATCAGGGAATTTGAGAATCTCTTTTTTGTTAAGGTAATCGGTCTGTACGAATTTAGACAAATTATCCACATCCTTTCTAGAGTATTTCTTAGCTTCCGAAGTATGCACTTTGGGCCTTTGTCGCTGACTGCGCGGCTTCTTTCTGTTGTTTACCAAGAAGCATGCCCGGACTATCCTTGTCTTCACCGCCACTACCGCCACCAGCCGGGTTTGTCGCTCCCGGAGTCCATGGCGGTTTTGGTTGAGCAGACTCGCCAAATAGATCCGGCTTGTTCTCTTTGAGTTCCTCAATCAGCTTTTCAGGCCCGAACTTCTTGCCGTCCTTTTCAGCCAGGACGTTGCCCTTGTCGTCGAGAACAACCAAAGTGCCATCATCTTCAACTTTGATCCGGTCATAGAGCTTGTCTTTCTGGGCCAAAAACTCAAAGTATTCCGGATCTTTGATGCCGCCCTTGATTGCGGCCATCTTCAACTCATACTCTTTTTTCATAGTGGCTTGGTTAGTTTTGCTGGCCGCCTCAAGCTCTTTAATTTTGTCCTCGAACTCCTTGACTTTGGAGGGGTCAAGTAAACCCTTCATCTTATCCTGGAGCTCCTTAATCTCGGCTTCGTGGATTTTCTCTTGCCGAGAGAGCCGCTTGGCTACGATTTCATTCAACTGTTCCTGGGTAAACAGGTCTTTGGTGTCTACAGCTTTTGGCCAGTTAGCTTCGTAGACTTTTTTGAAATCGTCGGACTCCAGTATTTTCTTGATGTCATCTTTTGTGACATCAATCCCCAGCGGTTTTAAGATTGCAAACAATTTATCCATTGATACTTCCTCCGTTTTAGGTCCGTCGACCATTTATTCCGTTTAGAGCCCGTCGGCTAATTTGCATAAGAAAACAGGCTCCTGCCTGTTCTGGTTCCGTGCATCAGTTTAACGCCGTAAGCACGTATTGGACGCAATCTTCTACCTAAGTTTTTGGGCTTCGCTCCTGCAAACATGACAATTACAGGGTTCTTGCGTTTTTAAATGTCTAAATGTAACTTTGATTAATGGCGTCCACTTCCAGCCTTGCCGGAAATAGCGCCAATACGAAAAAATACGGTCATGTTTAGATGCCCATTTTCCAAAATTTAAAAATAACACAATGTCCCTCCTTTCAGTCATCTAAATTGTACAAAACCCAGGGAGGCCGGAGCTTCCCCGGCCTTACGAGCCAAGAGGTTGGTCAAGCCTCTGGGGAGGTGTCCTCGTTGCGCAGTGCGCCCCTGGATTCTAAATCTCAAAATGAAGTTTATTCCATGGTTTAAAGCTCTTAATTTTCCTCAGCAATCTTTCCGGCCTCCCGTCAAAGCAAATGGCCCGGTCATCCACGGTCAGAATTGCTGGCACCTTCTCGGCTACCACTCCGTCAACTTCGATTCCATGTTTAGCAAGATAATCCTGGATCGCTTCAATCCCGCCAGGTTGGAAGCAACGGGTCGAAACAACAATAACCCGGTATTCTTTGCGTATTTCCTGGAGCGCTTCTTTGATTCCCGGAACCGGCGGATCTGGGATATTGGTAACTCCTTGCCAGCCGCTAGTATAAGAATGGATGACGCCATCGAAATCGAAGATTATTGTGGATTTAATAATTTACACCTCCCTTGTTAATGTTCATTCCACAGCAACCATCTTCTCAAACTGATATAACTCACCATTTGGAAGTTTCAATTTAAACCCGGCAACTCTCTCTTCCTGTACCCCTGGATCATCGTTTTCAATCCCCGGTAATATGTCCGGTACCATTTCCAGATGGCCAACCGGAATCTTGATTTCAATTCCTGCTTGCGGGCCGGTTGTACAAACCTGCGGGTTCAGTTTGACCAGTTCATGCAGGTCCACCCCGAACCGCCTAGCCACCCCGGCCACGGAGTCAGTGGGCTGAATAGTATAAACAATATGATCGAACTCGATTTGCTCATACATCCCCCACTCGCCAGCTACGCATCCGCATTCCCCATTTCCCCTGTTCACCGGATGGTAGATGCAGTCTATCTTAGGACAATTTTTAACGTCGCGACCTTGGACAATAACCGGCTTAGTCTTCATGGCTTTACCTCCTTATTTTTGACCAGCCTCAAATTACCATAAATTTGTCAGGTTTGATATTTTTCTTTCAACCGGGCAATGAGTTCCTGGCCGGTATAAAGTTCATCCGTAAGGTAACAAAGACAGTTAGGATGTCCCGGCGGCAATTTGTCCGGCGGGTAAACTCCCGGGCCTAGGCCATAGAGGTCTTGTGTGGCCCATTCATCGCAGATGTCAGGCTCTGGGTGACTATGAGATAGGTTCCACTTTATCCCTTTAACTATCGTGCTGTTCTTCGCCCCCAGTGCATGGGTCAATCGGTAGGCGTTGTTAGTTTCGGTCCTAGCCAACCTGAGCGCATTATATTTAATTGACCCTCTCCCGGTCACACTTGGTGTAATCTTAGTTGTCCATGCCGGTCCCGGTTTCAATAGGTACTGTTCAACCGCCCGGCTAAACTCCACCGCCGACAATCCTTCATTGACGCATTGTTCAATCATGTCATGGAGATTCTTTCTCAACACTCGGTCAGTCTCCCAAATTCGATCACTCAGCGCCCACCCATCTGCCCATCTTCTTTTCCAAACCACTCTCCGGACATGTCCGGCTAACCCAGTCCCAAACTGTGTCCCCAATAAGAATGGTGCTGCCGGGTCGGTGGCCGCTTTGGTTAGTATCTCTCTACCCTTCCCTTGATACTCTTGCGCCGCCGCCCGGATGAATGCCTTGGTCGCCACGTCTTGGCTATCAATCGCGAACTCGACGCTTTGCACAATGTTTTTATCTATCCATTCCGTGTTGGCTTTAGTGAACCAGTAAGCTATGGCATCAATCTCCCGGTTGATCTCGGTCAGGAGTCTTTTATCAAAGGTCCCGTCCGGTTTAGAGTATTTAAAGACCAGCCGCTGGATCTTGCCATCGAACTCATCAGCAATCTTGGAAAACTCTTTTTCTAACTGTTTCTGGAGCTTCAGAAACTTGGCCCGATAGGCAGAGTAGATTTTACCGTACAAATCACTGCTTTTGTCAAATGCCATTACTGGTTACCACCTTGGCCGGGGCCTTCACCGGTACCCAGTAGCGCCTCCAGTTCTTCCTCTACTTCCCGGTCCACCCGGCGGCCGTATGCGTCATTTTCAAGGTCTTGCTCTGCCCGGATCTTTTCCAACTCGCTTTCGGGATCTTCGATGCCTTCCTCTTCCATGGCCGTCTCTCGGCTGAGAGTCTTGTTGTTGATCCGCTGGGTTCGAATGGTCTGCTCCTCAAGCCTATCTACCGGCATGGTGGTTACGAAGTCGATCTCGGTTTCAAACCCAGTAAAATCTTCACCGGTCAAAAGCTTATGATAGGCGAAGATGATCCGGTTAGCTTGCTGGAGTCCGTTAGCGGCCAGCGTTTCTTTTTCGTCACATTTGTCATGTAACGGTTGGTAGTGGATCCTCAAGGCCAATGACGATACAGCGCCGGTCCCGTCTGCTTTGCCCAAGGCTATTTGAGGCACCCGGGAATGGATTGATATTTCTTCGCGCAAAGTTTTGATGATCTCTATGATTCCCTGCGGGTTGACCGGTTCAACTACATGAACCCGTGCGTCAGGGTCCGGAAGATTTGTTCTCACTCCTGGCCCGATTTCTTGCTGTTTGTCTTGCTCTTTATCGTCATTATAATCTCCATTGTTCCCGGTCGTGAAAACCCTCTGAAAACTCTGGTAGTCTGCGTTTGCAACCATATCCGTGAACGCCTTGCAGATCGCATCAACCAACGTCATAACCGGCTCGATGTCGCTCTCGCCCCAGAGTTTATCATCCTCGGTATTTTTAATATGTACTATGGGGATCATCCCGATCGGGTTGTCATGTTCGCCAATTTCCGTCCAGGTTGTTTCGCCCATACCTTGTTTGAACTCTTTAATCACGTCCGGCCAGAATACCTGAGCATATTTATACGGCCGGCCGTTCTCATCTTTCCGATTAATGACGATCGCCACATATTCCAGGGTTTGAATGTCGTCGTCTCGATATTTCGGAAAAACGATTCCCGGCGTGAGCACCCGTAGCTTAATTGGGTTTTCCCTATCGCTTCCGTCTACGTAAACCTTGACAAACACGTCGCCCTTTTTCCCCTGGATCCGAATGAGTTTAATCATGTTCTGTTTGAGGAACTGATTAGCCCGGTAGACTTTGTACAGGAATCGCTCGGCGTTTTTAGCTTCCTTAAGGGTTTCTTCTTTTCTTTGACGACGCTCTTCTTCGTCCTCGATCCCCTCTATTTCATAAAGATCGGGTTTTACTTTGAGAACAAGGGGCTTCCCGCACAGATAACCTACCGCTTTGTTCACAATAGTCCGCGGGTAGCCGGCGATCGCCCGGAAATCACTGCCCAGAGCCTCTCTAATCTTAGGCGGGACATGGAAGTCAATGTCGCCCTGATAGTAATCTTCGTATTTTTTATAACGTTCGATCCGCTCCACATTATCCTGGTGATAAATCCACTGGACAAACGTGCGGGCAAGCATTTCCAATCCAGTTTCCGGCATAATCTTTTCCTCCCTTGCCTAAATAAATGAATGGTGAGTAACGTTACCATACGGCAAATCAGCTACCGCCAATACCAAAGCATCCGCTCTGTCCGGAGACTTGACGCCGCGTTTTTTCATGTCTTCTTTGCGTTCTAAGACAATCTCCCCATCAGAATTAAGTCTATATTTCCTGTTTGCTAGCTGAGCAGTTTGCTCTTGGTCGTTCCAGAGTTCTATTTTTCCGGTCCTCAATCTCTCCCTGACCGTTCCCCACATCAGTCCGGTGGAATTCTCAAACTCTACCGGATCGCCTTCCTTCAGCCTCCCGCCGCGACCGCCGAAGTGCCCTTCATAAACATAAACATTTCGCCAACGCTTTGAGCGAATCACTTCACGGAAGCGGTCATAGACCCCAACGCCGAGGCCGTCACAGTCTATTTTTACATGGATCTCTCTCGCGAGGTTAATGTTACGTTCTACTTTTTGGACAAGCCGACCAGTGAGTCGCATTGTGTCGTTATGGTGGTATATCTCCGATGGAAGCTGTTTCTTCTTATCAATGACCGAAGCAATGACTGATTCATCATCACCGAAGCGGGCAACGTCCACGCCAATGTCTAAGCGCTGAACCTTACTCTGCAATGTTATAGTGCTCTTGGCTAGCATCCTCTCCACCCAATCCAGCGGAATGAAACTGTCTGGTTCTGCTTTCGGAAAATCTCCGGCCACCCGCACCCGGAAGATATCGCTGTCCTCCCCAAACATATCAATAATGCT